GTTGAATTCAACGGTGATAGCCGTAATGCGGTTTACCGCTTCAATCGGGTTGTCGATTGGATTTAGACCGGGATTGTCCGGGTCATCCATCAAGGTCTCAATATCGAGGTTAGCCACACGAATTTTCTTGAGATTCCAATTAATTTCACCGGGATACATTTCTTGAATGAACTGTGCCCAATAGTTCCGGTTCCCATGAATTTCGAAATTGGAAACATCTTCATATTCTTTAATGAAGTCACGGGCATCAATGATACCTTCAAAGTCAACGGGTTCCAGCTTTTCGCCACGGATTCCCCGGAATTTGGCATCTTTTTCACGTGTTGGGATGTAAAGGGTTGGTTTAAAATGTACCAACTCTGATTGACGTTTTCCGTCTTCGTCGATGTAGCGGTGAAGCATTCGCGTACCGACTTGGGTAACATTGGTGTAAAATGTCATAGTCACCTGCCATTATAATTAAGCAAATGGGCGATATTCAACCGCCCATTTGTATACTACCACGTTTCTTCGCTGGTTACACCTGAATGATGTTACCACCGCCACCGGGCGGCAATTCCAGACCAACATCAAATTGCTTGTAGAAGTGGTCAGCCAAATCGGCTTTTGCTTCGATGGGCTTATGGCGAACTGAAGCCTGTTTGAACTCAATCGTGTCAGTTTCAGTAAATTGCAGGTACGGTACAAACATGATACCGGTGCCATCGGGCTTGGGGAACAGGGATACAGGACGTTCAACCAGATATTCATGACCTTTGTCTTCGACAAAGCCGATAATCTGTTCGCCATTTTCCAGTATCAGGATTTTTACACTTTCACGTTTACTCGCCATCATCATCACCTTCGGATTGCTTGGTTGGGAAAAGGGTGTGGTACAAATCGTGAAGCTCATCTTGCTCTTGGAAGTGATCTTCAGCGTTTTGCTTATGATACAACTGTATCATGGTCTGGATAGACTTCGGTGTCAATTCGAAATCTTCCTTCAAAGCCTTTTTGGCTTCTTTGATGTAATCGCGCTTGGCTTGGATCATCAACAAGGCATTGTCGATTTCCTTGATTACACCGGCAACTTTCTCAGCATCCGATTTATCCGGGATGTTAACAAAAGAGCCATATTGCGCACGTTCTTCAGTACTCATAGTTTAGTTCGCCTTTCAGTTGAGGTTAAATTTTACCAGAATGCCCAAAACCACCGGTTCGTGAGGTCTTCTGTTTTGGTGCACTTGGTATGTCTTTCAAAGCATATACCAAGTCCTTCACCATTTCAATCTGGCAACACCGTTCTTCATGTAAAACGAATTGCCGAACCGAAGAGTGATTCACAAGAGGCATGAAGCCTTCGAGGATGTAGTCACTGTCAATGACACCTTCGCCATTTATCAGCGTCAGGGCTTGTTTCAGGCTCAACCCGGAACGTGGGTGACTACGGACGGAATAACCCTTGGGTACATCGAAAATCAAGCCACAGGGCATTAGAGCGCGTTCACCGGGATCAAGCACCAGACCGACTTCATCTGATATGGTACGCACCGGGCGCTCAATCTTGGTGTTATCAGCTCGATACACGGTAACATTCATACCCATCTTCAGGTATGCGCGTACATCGTAACAGGCGGCTTGTTCCGTTCCCATAGTTGGGAGTTTCACGTCACTATACATCCGGTAAATACCCAAAACGGGTATATCGTTGGATTCGGTTTCAACCGGTTGGGGTTTCTTTTTCGCAGGGGCGCGGCGTTTGCGCGGCTTCTTTGTGGTTGCCGGTTCAGACTCAGCCTTTGTGGTTTGAACGGCGACGATTGGTTCACCATCATTAAAGAGGTTGTCATTACTCATAATATACACCTTGCAGTTGTCCAAAAGGATGTTACACGACTATAAGCCTAAATGCAACACCCCTATTGGTTATCGAAATTTACCGATATTGTATTTCGCCTCAAGGGTCCAATCACCTTTATCGCGGTGTGGAATAATCTTGATTTGTGACATTGGAGCACGGGTCTCATAAGCCAATTCGGCTGGATTCACTGGCTTCAATAGCTTCCATTCAGCCAACAGATTCACAATGGTGTTACGGCGTTCCAAGTCATTTTCACACAGGTCAGCATGTTTACCATCCATCAAGAACAATTCCTTGAAGTGCATAATGCTGTATCGACCTTTCTTGTGCAAAATGTGGCAAGACTGGTAAAGTGTCTTGCTTTTGCGACTTTCAACGCCAATTCGAGTTAGGGTTTCCCGAACCTTCAGGAAGTCGTCGTCAGTACCTAACTCAATTTCAATACCATATCCTTGAAAAATATCACGATCATTCATCACCTTCTACCACCTTTGTCAACACTCTTCTCAATGGCTTTACACTGAGATTCGTCTAATAATTTGAGTGCAGCAACAGCCTTTTCATCTGAGTAGTTGTAAGCTTCTGCTACTGCTTTCAAATATTTATCCTTTTCAGGTTTGTGCCATGATTGGAAACGACGACATTTTGGTATTGCATGGTAGTAGTAAAGGTATTGGTCCCACTTAGGCATTTTTGGGAACTTGTCAACTTCCGCCACGAACAGAACACAATCCATGAAATAGGACAGTGAACGGTTCACAACGAAGGGAACATACTCTTTTTCCACGAATTCGCGGTCGAGTAGTGGTCCCTTATTATTGATCGAGTTCAATATAGTGCCAAGGGGACTCGCCATTATTTGTACTCCAACTCGAACATCAGGGTTGTAATACACGCGGTCAAATGAACTTCAGGATCGACCGGGGTTTGGTTCTGGAACTCATTTAGGTAAACGAACAAATCCGGGATCGACTGTTTTTCCAACAGTGGTTCAAGGTGGTCGCGTACCTTCATGAAGTGGGCAAAGCCAACATCGTAGTGTTCAGCAACCCACTTGCGGCATTCGGTGAACTTCTTCTTAGAAATCCACTTAGCCAATTCAACCAGACTTTCGCCGGTGGAACCGATACCACGGGTGTCCAGTGTACCAGAACTGGTCAGACCTTGAAGCTCATTCAGGATTTTACGATAATCAGGTGTGTGCTTCAGGATCAATTGAGCAACAGCTTTCTTATCGTATTCCTTACCTTCAGCTTCGAGGATTTCACAGAACCGGTTGAGGAACTGCTTACCAAGCTGCGCTTGTTCCTTGCGGTCGAAATTGAAGTGAATTTCACGCAACCGGGAGTGAAGCGGCTCGATGATACGCTTCGGATAGTTGCAGGTAAGGATAAACCGGCAATTGTGGCTGTATTCTTCAATGAAGTTACGCAAAGCTGGTTGTGTGCTGTTTGCGTTGAGGTAGTCAGCCTCATCCAGAATACAAACCTTCTTCTTCATTTCGAAGGACTTTGCCATAGCAAAATTCTGGATAGTGGTTCGAAGTGTGTCAATGTTACCATCCTTCGAAGCATTGATTACCAACACATCGGCATTCATGTCGTTACACAATGCCTTGGCTACCGTGGTTTTACCGATACCGGGACCGCCACAGAACAGTAGGTTGTGCATTTCACCACCTTCAACCAACCCGCGCAACTCTTCAACGAATCGCTCAGGAAGGATACAGTCATCGAGACCTTGGGGGCGGTATTTTTCAACCCACAAAAATTCATCTTCTGGATTCTTACGTTTTCTCATGTCACTTCACCATAATCATTTTTTCGTGGTGACTCAGCACCTTGATACCACCATGCATTTGGGCGGCATCATTCAGGGCTTTATCACAAGTTTGGTTAATCTGGTCTTTAGTCACCCCAGCATTAGCCGGGAAGGCTACAGTCAGATTGCAAGGGTAATCACCGCGTTGGGACTGACAGCGAAACCCTATTACGTGATAGGGTCTCATGATCACCCCATCACTGCAACGTAATATTTCACCTTACGTTCATCGTTCGAGAAGACAAGGAATTGATTGTCATTCACGATTTCGATTTCGTAATCCAGAGACAGGAAGTTGAGTGCCTGAACCTTCAATTCAAGACGAAAATCTTCCATATCAACATCAAAGTCGAGGTCGATTCGGAAGTTATTGTTGTTGTCTTGACTGAGGTCTTCAACGCTCAGCTGAATAGTGTCGTCAGTTTTTTCCATGGTAAAGTCACGCAACTGCATGACGTTACTGGCTTTCTTCAGACTGTCCAGCTGTTCAGCGGACACAAACAACGTGGCTTCGTCGCCACCCAGTTCGAGGTCATAGGGAGCACCGACAACGTTACGCGAATCGGTGTAATGATATTTCACGCGGCGGCGACCTTCTTTGAAGATCAGGTAATCGTCGTGGAATTCGAGTTCAGGTTCATTAAACAGGGAATGTACCTGTAAGAACATCGACAGGTCATAGATAGCGAAATCTTGAGGTATGGTTTCCTCAATTGTCGCGATACCCATCACGGTCTTATCAGTGGCAGCAATCCGAATTTCGTTACCTTCAATGAACTGAATTCCACCATTGATTGAAGAGAAATTCTTCAAAATCGCCAATGTATCTTTACTTAGCTTCATGATATAGCCCTTTGTGGTTGTTAAAACTTTTAGACAATACTACTAAAGTTCTGTTGGTTTGTAAACGCAATCTGAGACCTAAACTTGTCATACAACTTGTCCGGGGTGTGGGAAACAACGAACACGTTGGTATCACCCAGTGACGGAAGTATGTCAATAAAGGCGTCAACCCCCTCTTGGTCAAGTGAGCTGTCAAACACCTCATCCATGATCAAAAGGTTGGTATTAAGGCTATTCTTGATCTTGGCAATTTCACGCCATGTCATCAGGATAGCCAAATCAATGCGAAGCTTTTGCCCCTCACTGAAATTATTGTAGCTGAATTTGTCCCGATAGCGAGACAGAATTTGCTCATTGAACTGTTCATCAAGTGTGAACTTGATTAGGAAACCCATTTTCGAAAGATACCCGTTAATCAACTGGTTAAACAGTGGTAAGTACTTGTTGATAATCAGTGTCTTAATACCGTCATCCTTCAACATAGAAGCAATGTTCAGGTAATACGCATTAGTTTCCTGATACTCATTTCGTTTCGAGCGCACGGCATCCAATTCTTTTTGAAGGTCGGCAACGATAGCTTCCTCATCCGACATTGATACCGCGTTCAGCTTCTCCAACTGCTTTTCGAGCTTGGTTGTCTGGCTGGATTT